GACTTATCAAACTTATCAGTAAGCTTGGCTTTAACTTTCGCTCCGAGTTGTGTAAGTAAACTGCTCATATCTAAGGTGTTGTGAGACCGTCAAGGAAGTCTTGATAATCACCAACCTCCTCTTCGTGTGCATCTAAGAAGTAAGGCAAATCATTCCAGGCATTCGTCCCGTCACCTATCTTAATTCTGTTACGAGCAGGGTCTAATTCAAGACCTAGTTCACCTTCGAGAAGTACGGGGTTGGTGGTCTGCCAGTTGGCAGCAGTATCTCTTCTAAGTTGTATTCTTTTACTAAATGTAGCCATCTGTTAAGCTCCTCCTCCATTGTAAACATCTAAGTTATTATCAACGACAGCTCTTTGGGATTGAATGATTGGATCACTTAAAGGAGCGTCGCCAGCGTCTAAAGCAACGATATCAGGGTCTTGTTTCAAAAGTTCTACTGTTTGGTTCACTTGTGTGGCGACAGCAGCGGATACAGCGTTCAGCGTCCGGTACTGAGCGGATAGTGGGTGTGGACGAACTACAGGGCGACGAGGCATGACTACGCTACAGATTTAGCCCCTCTGCACTTCCACTTCTTACGACTGAGGCTATTAGGACTGTTAGGATCATTCTTCCAATTTCCTTTTATCTTTAGAGACCTAGCACAGTAAGCATCACCTTTAGCTGTTCCTGGTCTGATTCTATCACCACCACCTTTAGCTTTACCTGCTTGACCGTAGCCTATGCGACGCTTTCTACCTGTCTTAGGATTAGTAACAACTTTAACGAAACGCTTACCTTTAGGCTTCTTTATGCTAAGGTTCTTTCGTTTCATTTCTTCTTGATAGCTAACTTCTTACGCTTAACAGCCATCAGGTCTGCTTTTGTTATGTGACCTCTAGGTTCAGCCATAGCTGCTAACCGTTGTTGTTTTTTAGATTTGTACGGCATCTTAGCTAGGGAATCCTTTTTTCATGTTAGAGTAAGCTTTAGCACTTACCGTAGAATCTTTCTTACTACGACTAATACCTAAACGCCTACGGTTATTCATGTTCTCGTACAGTCCTGGTCTTTTAATCTTTCTTTTCATCTGTCTATTTCCTCACTAATACTTCAAGCATTCGATCCAGCTTCTTGTTCATCTCCTTGATAGCTTCCTCGACTTTCCCCATACGGGACTCCACAGCTATATCTCTTTCCCGTTGGGCAGCCAACTCTACCTCTATCTTTGTCAGGCGTTTATCACCGATGTCCATTCGTTCGATCATGCGTTTGATAATCCAACCGATAACTCCAAGAGAGATAGCTAATACGGTGTTAAGAAGTCCAGAGAGGGAGTCGATCATTGTTGGTGTTTATCCGATTGCGGTCAGTCTAACATATTTACCTGTAAAAGAAACACCTGTGTACGAACCCGATGATAAAGATTGATAACTTTGACCTAATCTAATTTGTACAGTTGAACTAGTTATTTCTTGTATTTGAGCACCTAGCATATTACCTGAATTATCATCGGATTGATGTTCTAATACTGATCGTGCATTAGTGCCTGAAGAGTCATCAGCTACTTGAAAATAAAACACCAACGCATCAGTCGATCTACCGTGGCTAAATGTTAAAAGAACATTATTATTAACAGTCGTAGGAGACCCTTGATTGTCTTGATTTACCCACCCACTGTCGAACTTAGATACCACAACACTACCATTACTTGCAGCTGTGATTCTTCCTTGTGCGTCTACCGTTAAGTTTGTATTGGTGTAGCTACCAGCTGTAACTGCTGTGTTAGCTAACTGGTCTGGACCTACTCCATCATCTGCAATACTAAGCGTACCGCTAGTAGTAATAGGACCACCTGTCAGTCCTGTACCACTTCCTACTGAAGTTACCGTACCTCCACCTCCAGCTCCCAACTCACTGTGCTTTGCTAATCTTACACCAGTCCCAGCACCACCTCCAGTGTGTACCATGAGTGTGTCTAAGTCAGTATCTACTGTTACTTCTCCGACAGCACCCGCAAATGAACTGTGCTGTGATGTGGTTCCTCTTCTAAATTGTACTTGTATGTTTGACATGGCTTATATTTTTATACGATTGATCCGAAGTCTAGTGTAGTAGCAAGCTTTGCAGAAGTTACAACGTTGTTAGCGATAACAGTAGCACCGTCTCCAGTACTGGTTACATCTCCGGTGTGGTTTGGATGGATATAGTTATTAGCACTTGTAGCAATACCGTCCAGCTTGGCTTTATCTTCATCTGTCATAGCTCCCCACGCACTTGTCGTAGCAGCTGGGATGGAAGCGTTAGTTCCTGTATCACTGTTAACAGTTAAAGAAGTTGCGTTAGCGGTTGTTGAAAGATTGGTAGTACCAGCACCGCCACCTACCAGATTACCTCCAGTTGTAGTACCGTCACCCACATATAACAACTTTTGGTCAGTGGTGTAAATCAATTCACCTGCAAGAGGTTTAGCTGGGTTACCCACGCCTCCATCCATCGTTTGTCTTTGGGCGTCTGTGCCTCTTCTGATTTGTACTGCGATGCTCATAATGTTTGTTTATACTATTTGTCCGTAAGTGTAAGTAGCTGTTACAGGGTCTCCTACAACACTGCCCCAATCATACTCGGTTGGTATGTCCGTTTTAACTTTATATCCCCGCTCGATAACAAGGATTTCTGAAAGATTAGGTGGAGGTGTTACGAATTGTATCTCATCTGCACCACCTGCGATTGTATAGTCGCTTGGGTCTTGTACCGCACCGTTGATAGAAACCAGCACAGCAGAAGAAGCTACACCATTTGTAGTAAAAGAAAGAGAGAATGTATCAGTCGTACCGTTACCTGTGAACTTGTTGAAGTCTGGAGTTATTCCTACACCTGTTGCGATGGCAGATGCGATACCGTCTACATAAGCTTTTGTGGTAGCGTCTCCTAAGTTTGTTGGAGTTCCTACATTTGTTATGCGTTTGTTCTTAGCGTCCCAATTCGTACCGCCTTGTTCCAACTGCAACGACGCATCATTTAACTCACTGATCTCTTCGCTTAAGTAACGGTTGTGTAAATATGCTCTATCTAGTTCACTCTCAGTAAGTACTGAACCGTTAACAAAGTCTACAAGGTTCGTGTTTGGTTGGCTCTTTCTTCTTACTCGGACGATCTGACCAGCTGTAGCACCGCTGTTTAAAACAACTTTAAGTGCGGGAGTAGTAACGATAGTAAAAGCAGAAGATAGCTGTGCAACTCCGTTGATCTCCACCGTAACATGTTCATCTTCAAGATACGGAAAGTTAAAAGCAAAGTCTGTTTGTCCGGCAGTCGCTGTGTAGTCTTGGAAAGTGTTAGCCATGATGTTAAGTGTATATTATTAATTATTGAGTGAGAAGAGCAAGTACATCTTGTTGAGAGCCTTGTCTTTTCGCAGCTTTTATTTGATTCTGTTGCTGAAGCAGTTCAGGGAACTCTTGTAACATCTGCATTCTAGCCCTCGATCTATATCTACTCATTATTCTTTGTATGTATTCAACACGTGGACTAGGCAAACCGCTGTACGATGTTGCGTCTAAAGCTTGGTAACGTGAATCAGCAAACAACTTCTCAAAGGCTTGTCTCATAGTGAAACCGTTTATGGTAACTTCAGAATGTAATTCCATCCATCTATCATAAGCACTTCTTCCGTTAGCTTGTTCGTAATCTAATAGATCAATAACACCATCTAACTTCGTACTGGGTGCAGAAAAACCGTGTCCGACTTTAGCTAACTCCAACATAACAGAGTCGTTACTAGCTGATCCCCACATAACAGGATTCAAAGGGTTGATAACACCAGCGACCCCCTCAAAGTACTCTTGTACTACAGGTTCCCCTAATGGATTGCGTTTCAAATCTAATGTAGTACCGGGTATTCTTTTAAGAACTACATCAGCAAATGTCCTAGCTTCTTCTAACTGTTGATCTCCTGTTATAGATTGACCTTGGTTGAATATGTTAGGAATGAAACCTCCCACAACAGTTCCTCCATACTTACCAGCAGTAGTAGACTCTGGGTCAAAGATAGCCTTAAAGAAGTTATCAATACCAGCTAAGTAAGACTTGTTAGTAGCGTTCCTAGTTAAAGCTAGAGTCATTGAAGAAGCTAACTTCATAAGAACATTATCATCAACGCTGTGCATCTTACCGTCTTCCATCAAGTCAGCGGTATCTGCATACATACCAATCATAGTAGCTATAGGATCGAGACGACCGTAACTTATCCACTTATCTCCAATCTTTATACTATATGGAACATTACCAGCAGCTTCCCATATCTTCCTTTGCTTAAAGTCTTTAGGGCCTTGTCCGTTAATTCTGTCTTTAAAGTTAAATACAGCAACCATCATAGCTCCATTCAACAAAGCACTAAATGCTAACTTACCCTTTACCTCTGCTCTCTTTAAATGGTCAGGAGTTCCGTCAGCCTTTACAGCATTCAACTGCTCAAGTATAGAGTTCTTAGCGTCTTCTGTAGCTGGCATCCCTTTCCTTAAACGCTCAATCCTAGCTTTGTATTCAGGAGCTACTAAAGGTAGTTTTTCTCTGAGCTTATCAAACGCTAACATTTCCCAAGCACCTAATCTACTAAAAGAGAATTTAAGAATGTTTGTTGGGGTCCTGATAAATGGAGCAACGATAAATCCTCCTGGAAAACCGCTAACAAACTTTTGTAGTAGCTGCATGTTTTTACCAAGCTCAGTAGAGAAAGTTATCTCATCAGCAGATGCTAAGTTAGGTTCAACAAAATCTCTAGTCAAAGCATCTAAAGCTTCAAAGTCAGTACTAGATTCATCTACTAAACCTAATCGTCTTGAACGTTCCGCTGTTTCCTTTTTAGCTTGCTCTACATATTCGTAGATCGCTTTCTCTCTGTCAGACGGTGCGTCAAACTTCTGATCTTTTACAGATGCTTGAGCTTCTTTAATTAGATTAGCTTCAGAGAAGTTCCTGTTAGAACGAGTTAACAAAGCTTGCATAGCGTCAGCTGTATACTCTGCTATCTTCTCTGGGTCTTGTATACCTAAGTCCATTGCTTTAGTACGGAGCATCGTTTCAGCACGAGTTCTGTACTCATTAAATTTGTACATTTGATCCCAAGCTTGGTTGGTTCTGTTTGGTAACCGTACGGCTTTCCCAATCCAATCTATTGCTGTCTCTAGACCGTCTGATAATTCAGTTCCTAACACTTCTCCTACATTCTTTCCGGTAATTGATCCTATGCTATCTTCAGTTTGTTCTACGAAAGCTGATCTAGCATCTCCGATATAATAATCACCGCTCTTCCACGCATTAAGCATGAATCGAACTAAACCTGTTAATTGAAAGTTTTTAGAACTAGCGTGTGTTATAGCTTTCTTTGTAGCAGGATCAGCACTCATCCAACCACCTACATATCTCTCAAACTGCTTAACAGATGTAGACATAAAACCACCCCCAGCATTTACCGTTATAGTACGAGGTCCCCACATTAAAGCATTTTTATAATATTCTTCTACCATTTTTAAGAACTTGCCTCCCTCATGTCCTCTTATGGTATTGTTCATCCCTATAATAGTATTCCACACATCATCTCCGCCTTTAGCCTTAGCGAACAATATGTTTTCCACTATTTGGTCAATGGTTAAACCGCCTTTCTTACGGAGATAATCGTTCCTGAGTTTTCTGTCAGTTATTTCAACTCTATCTAGTCCAATCCTAGCTTTCATTTGTGTAGTTTTTAAACCAAATCCGAACCCACTAGATAACCCAGAAACACCTGCTTGTATATGAAGTTGGAGGTCTATTAAACTTTTAATCCGTGCTTCTAGGATTTCTAATTCTTCCTCTCCTAGTTTAGCTCTACCTACATTGTATTCTTCAGCTAACTTAATAATCTCTTGCCCGTTCTTAGTTAAACCAGCTCGAAGACTTACATGACGTAATGCAATTCTTCTTAACTGAACAGCATCGTTTTTATATTGATTAACTAATCCTTTAAGAAAGTTCCCATCGGCTCCTGTAGCGTCAGCCATTTCATTAAGAACGCCTTCATCTAACATCTCTTGAGTATACTTAGCTACTTGGTTCGATCCTTGTAGTTTTTCAGCACCAGCATCCAACATAGCCATAATCTCATCAGCGTATGCACCTGATGGTATATCAAAATCATTTGCTACAGCTTTAGCTACACCGTCAATAGCTTGCCTGCCGCCAGTTCTTATACTTTTAACAGATACATCGTCTATTGATTTTTTAATAATATCATCACTAAACTCAGGCATCTCGGCAAAAGTTCTACCAAACTCTAAAGGACGCTGACGCTGTATCTTTATATTACGCTGTTTAATAAAGTCGTTAAATATCTTCTGTCTTTGATCGATACCTAACTTAGCCTTCAAAGAAGCAAACATATCCTTGAACATGATCGCTACTTCTTGTGCTATTCTTTTAAGTGTGCCTTGAGGAGCTAAGTCTTTCTCATCTAACTTCTTCAAGAAAGCATCCGTCATCTCCTCCGCAAAGTATTCGTCTACATCTGCGTATCTGTAGTTATCGCTGGTAAACTCCCCTTTCTTGAATCCGTTCAGTTCTTTCGCTAACGCTATTCTTTCACTTGGAGTCTTAGCTTTGTCTTTAGCTCTTTTACTTAAATCGTCTAAATAGTTCTGACGCTCTTTTTGAAATTGTTTAGTTAAAGAATCTACATCAGTTGAAGGAAGATAACGACTAAGGCTATGCCACAACTCGTGAACCATAGTTCTTTTAATCTCACCCTTATCTATAGTAGCTTGTCTTATTTGTAGTAGATTGTTACCAAAGTTATAACGACCAGCTGAGGGTATTTTATTAGTAACAGACAGAGATACATCACCAAACAGGCGTTGTCCCATTACATCTATAAACTTCTCTACATCCGCTACATCCTCCGGATCAGCTCCCTTTATAGGGAACTTCTTCATCAACCTACTCTTTAAGTTACCAGCCCCTTTAGGAATAATATCCATCATGGCTTCTTCTTCGTAGGTCTTGAATGGTCCTGGTCTTCTATCTATAGCTTCATCAAAGTCTTCGATAGTTTCACCGAGGTCGTCTAGTTTTTGTTGTAGTTCTGGTTCAACTTGCTTCTCTCGAAACTCCGGCATTTCCGCAAAAGGTCTATCTCTTCTTCCTCGAAAATCCTTTGGAGACTCTCCCATCGTAACAAGTTCATCCATTAACCGTTCTTCAGGAAAGTTAACAGCTTTAGATATTTCCCTAATAGAATACCCTTCTTGCCACATATCTATAGCAGCGTTTAATGCTGTATCCTCACGTCTTTTAGATAACTCGAAAGCATCCAATCCAGTGTCAAAACCTTTATCCTTACGCCCTAGCATTATATCCCTAACATCCTCTCCTAAAGATATTAGTTCTTGTTCTATAAATTCAGGTTCTAAGTTTACTGTTTTAGAAATTTCATCTGGAGAGTAGCCTTCGTCCCACATCTTTAAAGCTACATTCATTCCTATAGCTTCTTGTGTTTCTCTTGTTACTTCAAAGCCTGTATCTTTTCTTCCTAGTGAGAAATCTCTAGGGTCCTCTCCTATATCTAGTAAATAGTCCTGTATTCTCTTTTTATCAATCTTGAGAGTTCTTTTTATTTCATCTAAGCTGTAACCGCTATCCCACATAAAAAGACTTTTATTTTTTAATACATCTTCTTCTGTTAACGGTTCTCTAACAAACTTCTTTCCTTCAGCAAAACTAGGCAGATCAGCAAACGCTTCTCCTTTAGTCTGGTCTTGCCATTTAAACATAGCAGAAGTTATAGCGTCCTCTCTAGTAGCACCTTTACTTACTTCTGTGTTCTTAACCTTAATAGCATCAAGACCAGCTGTGAATCCTTTAAACAAACCTGCTAGACCTAACCCTACAAGCTGCCCCTCAATGACATTTTTTAACCTACCTTCCAACTCACTGTCTTCAGGATCAGCAGCCAAGTATTGAGTAACTGCGTTATTAAAAGCTGGGTTATCGGATTCAGTCAACAAATTGGCTAACCTCTGTTCTTGACCGTCGAATGCTGCAAAGTCTGTAGCTAGTTCCGCTCCTAATAATCCAGTTACTTTTACATCGGTAAACTTACCTGGTTTCTTACCTTTAGTTAGAGCTTTCGCTGCTTTACCTGTAACACCTGTTAGCTTACCTGCTCTAGCTGCTTTACCTGCTACACTAATCCCCTTTCCAATAGCACCGAAAGGAACAGCAAACTGTACTAAACTAGTAGCTATATCACCCGCCATTGTTTTAGAACGACCAAACAAACGCTGCTCGTCCCAATCTGGTAACACATCGAATGACAAGAAATCTCCTAAATTATAAACACCGTGAGCCATGCTCTCCAATCCTCTAGGAACACTAGCAGCTATATCTAAAACATAGTCACTAACTCCTAACGATTCTTTTTTAGAAGTGCTTAAATCAAACTCGCTATAATCTTCAGTAAACTTCATTACGGTCTTAGCTGCTCTGCTACTTTGAATTGTTGTCTTATAAATTGTCTAACCTTGTTTTCGTCTTCTTCACTATCTTCTTGCAGTGATACTTGAAATATAGCTTCATACAGTTGCGTCTCTGGTGTTTTATCCTCATTAGGATCATTTTGTAAAGCAAGTAATCTATCTTTAGATATAAGAAGAAACGAAGGTAGTAACTGTTTTATAGCTTCTCTATCTATAGGTACTTCTCTAGCACCTCTAGTTGTATTTAAAGTAAAAGAACCTTTATTGATATTTTCAGTAGTTAAAAGTTTATCCTTTTTAGC